TACCAGATCGTCGTTGACATCATCATCGTAGGTATATTCGCTTACGCCAGCTGCCGCACACACGTCTGCAAACCTGATGATCTCTGCCAATGGCTTCTTTACCGGTTTCGGCGCTTGCTGGCCCAGGAGTATATTCAGCACCTGTTTCATTTCAGGCGGTGCAGCTTCCATAGCTGCAGCCACGTTTTCGGAAAGGATCCTTATTTCACTCATAAAATTTGTTTTATATGGTTATCAATACTTTTCTTGTTCCATTCTTCGGTCTGGAGCCATAAACTCTATCACGTTAAAGCGCTCCACCATCCTGCTCCAGATTCTCGGCCCATACCGCTTCTCCAGGTCAGGCGCGGAAAGGTTAGTGGTCAAATGCGTCATGTGCCATGGCAGGGCATTGTTGGCATATCTCCCGGCTATCACATCCGCCAGTATATCCAGCTTGTTACCCCAGATGTTCTTTTCAGTGTCAGTGCCCAGATCATCAAAGCACAATCCCACCTGCTCATGGTAAAAAGAATCTATGTGCGGCACCTGGATCCGGTGCACGTTGCTGTATTGGCTTATCACCTTGTGCACTTCCTCCACATCCTTGCGCATGGCTACCTCGTTGGCAAACTCCCTCGCGTTCACTACGTCATAACAGGCGCGTTTGTTGCGGCTAAAAAGCTTCATGATTTCGGTCTTGCCAACACCCACGCTGCCGGCAAGCAAAAGCCCTTTTTTCAGCTTCCAGTTGAAGTGCACCATACCCGTACCCGCTTCGTCAGGCCTGCAGAGTGCTTCAAATCCCGGGTCATTGGTGAAGTAGTAACACAGTGCCTTGATGATATCCCGGTTGTGCTGATCCACAACAAACACCTTCCGGCCATCGCGCCCATCAGGATATTTGCTGAAACCGATCGCAGGCGCACGGCTCACCAGCAGGAAGTCATACATCATCTGCGGCGTCCATGGTTTCAAAAACAGGTCGCGCCTGCGGGCCCACTCAGCTCGCTCCAGCCTGTCCAGCTCGCGGTGGTATTTCGCGCGCTTCGCATCCCTGATGGCCTCATCGGCTTCCTCTTCGGTCAGCTCTACGTTATCCCAGGGATTTGTTTCCCCAGAAGCTATCACCGGGCTGTAAGATTCCCGTTCCAGTAACTCCCCTATCAGAACCGGTGTTTGCTGTGGTTTTCTTGCTTCCTGCTCCATTTGCTATGTTTTTTGGGTCTTTGTTTTTGTCGTAATTGATGCGCATCCAGTTAAAAAAATGCTGGCAGTAGTCGGCTACTGTCTTGGTCTTTTCCATCCGCACCAGCAGCATGTTGTTGAAGGCTTTCAGCCACGCAGGCAGTACCTTGTCTGCTTCCTCCGGTTTTATCGCCCTGGCCACTATAAGAAGGTTTCTGCTCTCCGTGCACATGGCATCGGTCAGGTACAGATCCAGGCAATCCTCTATCGGCAGAAGAGTGCTGTTCGGTAATACCGCAAAACTGTGTTTTCCCCCTGCACCCCCTTTCTTTTCAATTTCACTTCCAATATCAATACCAGTATTAATGTCAGAGTTATTATAAGTTATAACATCTCCTTTATCACCAGTTATATCATTTGTTATAACTGATGTTATAACAGAACTTGAATTGTTAATTTCATTTTTTTTCCAGCGATTTTTCATCGCTTTCGTTCCTGCGGCGCTTTTCGCGGCGCTCTCCGCCACTTTTGATACCATCTCTTCGTCCGTTATGTTATAACACCTGTTATTACTGTTGTTATTACACAATTCTATTTTGAAGACCTTCTTCACGCGCAACTCTTCCAATAATTGCGCAGTTTCATCGACACTTACACCTAACATCAGGCTAACATCTGTTATATCACCTGTTATAACACCTGTTATATCACTTATCCACAAATTCATCTTTAGATCGGCGTAAGCACCTCGTGCACGCATTGTTAGTCTTCTGGTATCACGTATCCAGTCACCAACAAAAATTTTCATCCAAGGCTGCTTAACCATTTAATTGTCTTTTATCGAAATGAGAGTTATCCTCACGTGAATACAAATCTTTTGTCCTGTTTCCTGATCACTGTGGCTATCGGTAGCTGGCTCTTGTGCACTTGCTCCATGTTCATCACCAGGTATTTCGATCCGGAGAAAGCCACGTACATCTTATCAGCCATCTTTATTTGCATCCACAGGCACAAGTGATATCCCTTGTCCGGGTACTTCGATGGCTCTATTCTGAAATCGTGTATCTCTATCTCCTGGTCCAGCAGGTCCTCCATTTCTTTCTTTTTGCCTACAAAAGGCTGCTGCTCTAACTGTATGTTCAGGTCGCCCCATTTGTTCATAGAATAGTTTCTTTTTCAGGTGCCGGCACTCCCCATGGCTCAGAAAGCCATTATAAGATGCCAGTGTGTTTGGGTTATTGGTTTTCTTCAGTTTCCGGGCACAGTTCTGTTTTATGCGCTTGCGCACGCGGATATGTGTGTGCCGGAACACATATCCCACAAAGTCAATTCCTCGTTGCTGCACCGGAAATACCTGGTAATTGCCCTTTATCTCCAGCTTCAGGTGCTGCAGCAGATAGGTGCGTATGTCCTGCAGCAGCTCGTGCAGCATTTCTTTATTGGGCGCCAGTATCACCAGGTCATCCGCATATCGGAAGTAGTATTGCACGCGCTTTACTTCCTTCAGCCAGTGGTCAAAACCGGTCAGGTAAAAGTTGGCAAGATACTGGCTCAGGTAGTTGCCTATCGGCAGGCCCGGTGCGCTGTCTATGATCACATCAAGTAACCAAAGCAGATCGCGTTCTTTAAACTTCCTGCGCAACAGTGCTTTCAGTATGTCGTGGTCAACGCTCGGGTAAAATTTGCGCACATCCAGCTTCAGGCAATATTGTGTGCCAGCTTCATCCTTCAGGGCCCGTTTCACGGCATAGAAAGCTCCATGTATGCCCTTTCCCTTCACGCAGCTGTAGGTGTCAGCGGTGAACATCGACACGAAGATGGGTTCCAGGTAATTCAGCACCGCATGGTGCATTATCCGGTGCGGGTAATATGCGCTTCGGTAAACTTCGCGCTCCTTCGGCTCATATACCTTGAACACTTCATAGGTTCCGGGTTCATACCTTTTTTCCAAAAGCATGTGGTGCAGAGCAAGTATGTTGCTCTCCCGGTTCTTGTCGTGCAGCCTTATGCCCTGGTTGTTGTGCTTATCCTTCCGTGCTTTCTTATCAGCCAGATTCAGATTTTCAACTGAGCATATATCGCGGTATAAATTGCCTTTTCTTTTCAATTGCCTATGTCTTTTGGGTCAGCTTCCCGCGTGGGTACCACAGCCCCGGTTCACATTGTCATTTTTTGCCAAGAGGCAAGGTCTGCTTTACTTTATTTTTTCAACATAGATGGACACTGAGATTCGCATTCGAGTTGTCGTAGTTGCAATCGTTGAACGACAGGCTGAAGCCCGCAGGAAAACCCAGCTATAGTAAAGCACAACCTTTTCAATGCTATTCAAGCATCCATAGCGCAGTGTAGCGCATCATTTGCTCAAACTCTTCCTGGAATTGTTTAAAGGCATATTCGGCACGGTCATCATCAGCAAAAAGCGGGCGGACACCGAGACCCGCAACCGAGTCGTCGTAGTCGCAACCGTCGAACGACAGGCCGAAGCCCGCAGGATTAGCCTCTGTTTTCTCCTGCTCATTCACCCATGCCCATACGCCCCACTTATACTGGTTGGTATTGGCAATGTCCAGCTTATTGTCGCCGTTCACTGCCTTTTCTATCAGCTTTACCCGGCGTAAGTAGGCAAGTGCCAATTCTTCGCTGTTGGTGGTCACGCCGTTAGCATCTGTTTGCACTGCCGGTATGGGGTAATTGCTCTGATCCTTTCCTTGGTCAGTGCACACCTGCTCAAATGTTGTTAATGTCCTGTAGTTTGTTGCCATAGGTTGTTATTTATGTGTTTTAGATAATTGATAATTCTGGGCAAAGGCAGTATAGTCCGCCAGGAAGGTTTTGCCGGCAAACTCGGCAATAGGTTTGCTTATATATTGCGGGCGGACACCGAGAAGCGCAGCCGAGCCGTCGCAGCCGCAAACGTAGAACGACAGGCCGAAGCCCGCAGGTTGCTTCTTATCAGGTACCGTATTAAAATAGGGCTCCCATCTGGCACTTTTGATATCGGCCTGGTTGATTATCACACCGCCGTTAAGCACCTTTTCAAGCAGCATAAGGCGCTCCATGCACTTTTCTGCTTTCTGTTTGTAAGTGCCTTTAGCAGGTATAGCATAGTCCTTTTCATTTACACCTGCTTCTCTGCAGATGTCTGAAAAATTCTTGATACGGTCGGTGATCGGGATAATAAAGAGGTCCTTTCCAAAAATCACTTCAAGTGTTTTCTTGGTAGCAGCACTGGCGGTTTTATATTGCTGCTGTGCTTTTTGTTCAATCTCTTGTTGAGTTGCCATTTTCTATTGTTTTTAGTGTATAAAAAATATTTATCTAAGACTTCGAGAACAGCCATATAAACCACTTTCCACCCACGTGGTGCATCCTGTTCCTCAGCCGCTCCAGGCGATTCTTTGTCCTGCGCGGTTGCCGGTTAAAGCGCATAGCATGATACCAGAATGTCAGGTACAGATCATGCTTTTCTTCCTTTCTATTTCTTACAGTCAACATGCTCCCCCGAGTTGTTTCGCTGTTAAAAGATCAGTTCAGTTTTGCAGCAGCCAGA